CATCTATTAAGTTCCTGTGTAGTATTGCCAATCAGTTCCGTCGTATACATACAATCGTACAACATCAGATGCCATATAAATTGTACCGACTGGATCGCCTGACCTAGCTTCTATGTTTGCTTGTGTGTCGTAGTAAGCTTGGAATGTAGCGTCAAACAAATCCAGCGGAAAGCTTGTACCAAACTGCGGAGCCAAGAACTCACTGCTAGTTTGTACCTCAGAAGGAGGTGGTATGTTTACCGCAACAAGAGACATTAAAGAGAAGAGGTAGTGCCTGTAGCGTAGACGCTGTAAGTTCCGTCAGTACGACTTGACACTGAAGCTCTGATCTTTTCGTAGTGTCCGTACTCATCTCTTATCATAATGTTACCAGAAGATGTTACGGAACGACTATCAATTGTTCTCCAAGCTCCACCGATATATGCTTCAACAGCAACGGTAGCACCTGTGCTTACTGAGTCAGACTCAATAACAAATGTCCATCCTTTAGAACGCTCGGCTCCAACAGCACTGCCAGCACCGTTAGCAACCACACCGTCTAATAACGTAAGTTTATCTAATCCTATAATCATGATGTTAATTGTACTCCTGTTTGTCCGGGTTGCATACCAAGGGAAGGACGACGACTTACTGTTAACGTTCTTGTTCCACGCTTACGCTGTTGTCCACGTGCTGCTCTTGCCTTTGTAGGTTCCGCTCTAACTGCTGTAGCTGTTGGGGGAGGAGGTGGTGGTGGAGGTGGGGGTGGTGGTGCTGGTTGTGATGAGCCGCCAATACACATAATTAGTCCTTGGTTATAATATTATCTTGAAGTTGTTCGTCGTATATTTGTTGTAAGTAGTTAATTACACTACGTTGTCCTGCTTTATACCATACCATTCTCTCTTCGTCTGTCAAGAGGGGACATTTATCAGGGTATAGCTTGTCAAGCTTATCTATCAAATCTTTCGACAGAGCGGGTAATACTATTTCTTCAGTTGTCATATAAGTTCTAGTTGTTTATTTTCCTTTTTACACCCTACTCCCCATTGTTCAGCCATAGCATCTGCTATACCTTGGAATGTTTTAGAGCGTAGTTTCTGTCGTTCTGCTTTAGGCAGTTTGAAAGCATCAGCATACCATTTAGGCATAGTGTTACCACTCTTATAAGTAACCATCTCACCCTTACCCACGATCTTTGTAGGCTTTAACTTAGGCAGGTTCTTTAACCATAGGCAAGTAGTTTTCTGTGCTTCATCCCCGAACTGCCACGGCTGTATGATCTGATCTGGCTTTCGTATCTCTGAAGATATAACACTAACAGGATTCTCAACTGCTATCCGTTCAATAGGTGCATTCATAAGTAAACGTACAAAGTCCAATGCTTCTCTTCTGTTATCCCACCGCTCCTCATTCCTGCTACCATCTTTGTTATACAACCATCTGTTACCACTGACTGCTAGGTAGGTGCATGGAGGGTGAGCTATCATTAAGTCCCAACCATTATTAAGTATATCTGTAACAGAGCCTTGGTAGTGTGGGCCGTCCCCGTCTGTAGGTAGTAAGTCACAAGACATTGCATCGTGTCCCTGTTTAATGAAAGCATCTCTCACTGCTCCACTGTATTCACACGCTATCAGTACTTTCATTCGCCGTTCTCTATATCATCTAGTTCTAGTGGTAAATTACCACGCTTTATCTGATCCTTGATCCATATCCAAGCAGTAGCATTCCAGAGTATAGCACCTGCGTGGTCTTCAGAGTTGTCTCCTTCAGCTAATGCTAACAGGTGTCTGAACATACTGTCGTACAGTCTTGTTAACGGGAATCCTTTTCGCCAGTTGTTGTCTCCATAAAGCTTTCCGCCATCTTCAAATCTTTTGGCGAGCGAGCGTAAGGCGATCGGAGGTATAAGGCTGGGTCGTCCCCGTCCAATGTCCCCGTCACGTTTAGCCCCTGTGGTGAAATCTTTAGTATATCCTTGGTTTGGTAGTTTCTCGGTGTCCATAGTTTTTTAATAGTATTAGTTCTGAAGCTGTAGTTATCTGCTCGTAGTAGTCGTGCCATCCAAGCGTTCATTAATGCGTCTTGTTCTGTGAGTCCTGCTTTCTCGTAAGCTTTAACAACTGTCTCCCAAGTGTATCCGTCTTTGTCCAATAATTTTTTAGCCCCAACTGGACCGACTCTAGGTACACCACTGAATCCATCTGTTGCATCTCCCATTATGGTTTGCATCAAGTGAAAGTTATCTGCTTCCTCTTCTGTTGGATGGTGGTACTCTCCTTTGTTGTAGTCGTAGAAGACACCAGGCACTGACTTAAAATCTTTATCGATGCTGACTATAACAGTCTCCTCATCCATCTCTTTGTCAGTAGCTAGTATAGATATAACATCATCAGCTTCTAAGTTAGGCCACATCTGTCCGTCGAACTCCTCTATGATCCACTGCTTAACTTGTCTAAGTATGATCGGCAGTCTGCTCTTTGATCTGTTAGCTTTGTAGTCAGGGTTCAAGATGCGTCGGAAGTTGGCACGATCAGTCAAGCACATGACAACTCTATCTGTCTTCGTCATGTCCTTGAACTCTTCCACTCTGTTAACGACACGAGCTTTAGCCATTGCCATGTCAGCGTGTACCGTCCACATCTCCTCCTTCCACTCGATTGATTCTTCTGCAACAATAGCTGCTTCAAACGCTAGAACATCAGCGTCTATTAATAGGGTTGTTTTCTTACTCATAGTATAAGCTCCAGTTCTCTTGGTATTTTTTATATTTACTTTTTGATGTGTGCTCAGGGTTTAGCTTGATCGATACACCGTTGATTTCATTGCGTGGTATCATCCACCACATCTTCGCAGGTCCAACATAACAACCTACCACATCAATCGAATCACACATAGGGTCTTTGTTCCTGCATCCTGCACTAGTATTAAGTTGATAGCTTTCACCTGGTGTCTTTGCGTTAGTCGATTTAATCTGTACCTTGAGTGTACCTGCTGGACAAGTGACGATGAAGTCCCAAGGCATAGGTGTAGTAGGTACATGAGGTTCGAAGTTACGCTCTAAGCATTCAGTTATAAACCTAGACTCTGCTATCGCACCAATTCTTTGTGATTTAGATGTTGGCATATCTTGTTGTTGTTGTTTCCAATCCCACGGGACTTCTAAATCGATGGTATCGTAGAGGTTAGCCAAACTCAAGTAGTAATCGTATTCAACCTCAGTCTTCATGAGTACGCTCCCATTTAAGAAGATAAGCTAGAGACTTCTTTAACAAATCAATGTCGTCTTTAAATTTACCCATTGCTTGATTACATCTGTTACACAACAAACCACGTATCTTTCCTGTCTTATGACAGTGGTCTACATCTAGAAGTCTTTTATTACCTGGACTTTGTCCTTGTCGATCACATATAGCACACCTTCCTTTCTGCTTTGATAATATTTCTTCGTAATTTTCAGAGGTTATACCGTATCTACTTTTAAGATGTTGCCTCCTCCATATAGTTTCGTAATGCTCAGGGTTTTCTTCGATGCGTCTGCGTTGTTGCTCTCTTCTACAATTTTTGCATCTTTTCCCATAACCTGTTTTTGATTTTTTATCTTTAACCATTTCCGTTATAGGCATAGTCTCCTTGCAGATATTACAAGTTTCCGTCTTCCTCTCTAGTGCGTCTGTGCCCATGACTCTCCTATCTTAGCTTCACCGTCAAGCATTACATTTAACTTCAACTCTAGTCCTGCTGCTTTGATAGCCAAGACTGCCAACTCACCGAAGTGCTGTGCTTTTTCAGGTAAGACTTCTGCTTGGAACTCATCATGTACATTAGCTACAAAGCTGTACTCTCTACCGTGTTGCCACTTCATTGAGTTCATCTTATGAAACAGTTGTATCAGTGCTACCTTCATACACACAGCACCTGCACTCTGTAACAACATATTAAGTGCTGAGTGACTAGAGCGAACAGGCAGTACTCGACCATCTAATCCAATCAGTTTACCTTCAGCTGCTACCTTCCTCTGTACAGCTTCTTGTAACTTCTTGAGTGCAGGTAGGTTGTTCAAGAACTTACGCTTTAACATCTGTCCTTCTTTAGCAGAACCTCCTACTATCTCTCCGATCTTAGCGTCACCTGCTCCGTAAAGAAAAGCGTAGATAAACGTCTTGGCTTGGTCTCTTGTCTCCAGTCCTGCTGCTTGTTGGTTAAGTGTATGGATGTCTCCTTCTACTACGGTCTTGGCGTAAGCACCTTTGTCGTAGAAAGCCAAGTAGTGAGCAAGCATCCGTAGTTCTAACCCTGCTGCATCTGTGCCAACTAACTTGTATCCTTCACCTGCTTTGAATAGATCACGACACTCCTCACCGTATTCAGCACGACACGCAGGTACTTGTGCTACATTAGGATTCTGATGCGTACATCTACCTGTCACTGCACCGTTAGTGTTGACTCTACCGTGTATCCGTCCGTCCTTCTGTAGTTTTAACCACGCTTGATTGCCTTCTGCTAGTTGTCCTAACCTCTTGGTAACTAACAAGTAATCACACAGTACCTCAGCGAACGGATGGTCTATACCTCTAAGTACACCTTCATCTACCTTCGGAGTCTTAGCGTCAGGTTCTTTAGGTAAGTCGTATCCTAGTTCACCTAATCGTTCAGCTATTTGCTTACGGCTACCAGGATTGAACAAGGTAGTCTTAGTCTTAGGTGGTAACTGTACAGCTTCTTTAACTAAAGTCTGTTTTAAGTTACGACTCTTCAGTTGTTGTTTAAGTTCTGTCTTAGTAGGAGCTGTAATTATTTCAATACCATCTTTACATTCTAACTTTAAGGACCAACCACTAGGAGTCTTCATCTCTTCTGTCTTAGATGGAAACTCTTTCTGTAATCTATCCAACAGATCAGCACGACGACTAGCTAACACAAGCTCTAGCTTTTCTGCTTTATCTATATCAAACGCAAAGCCTTGCTTCTCTTGTAGTCTCATGAGGAAAGCGAACCAGTGTTCCAGTGCTAACATCTCACCGCTAGGTTCTTTCTTCATCAAGTAATCAAACAGCAAGTGTGTTACAACTACATCACGCTCACAATACTTACGCATCTCGTCGTTGTAGCTGTCGAACGCACCGTCCTCCTCACCGTAAGTTAACTTGGTCAGCTTGCTCATTCGTTTACCCCAAGCTTTCAGTGAATGGCTGCCTACTAAACTCTTGTCAAAGTCCTTACGTAGGAAGTCATCGCTCCTTACATCAGCTACTATACACTTAGCCATGACCATCGTATCTAGTATCCGTATCAAAGGAGGAGCAAAGCCGTACAGTTTAGACAGAGCAGGTAGATCAAACCCTATGACATTATGTCCACAGATTCGATCTGCTTTAGCTAACTCTCTTAGTCCGTTCTGTATGCCCTCACCGTGATAGGTTACCATCTTGGCGTTCATTGGTTCGTAGATAGATAGACAGTGAACCGTCTTTAAGTCAGACAAGTTCGACCAGTCCTCTATCTTATTTGTTTCTATGTCAAAGAATAGTGTTTTCATTTATTTAGAATGGGTTGTTAGTTGTTGTTGTATCTTCGAACACATTAGTGTCCTCCTTGTATCGTCCTGTGTCGTGGTCATAACCAAGAGTAGTACAATGTCCTGTCTGTCCGCTGAATCTATTCTTCAACACACGAACGCGAGTCTCATTGCTTGTTGTACCTGCCTGTTGATTACGTTCCAATCCAATTACCATGTCACTTAGCTGTGCGATTGCTTGACTGCCACGTAGATGGTGCAGACTTACTCGTCCTCCTTCTTCGTGACCATTGTCTACTCGCTTTAGATGTGATACTAATATCATTCCACATCCTGTCTCTTCAACTAGACTTCTAAGTTTAGTCATGGTGTTATCGATCAGTCTTCGCTCATCGTCTCCTTGGATACCACTGATAACAATCGATAGATGATCTAAGAATATCCACTTACAATCGAATCCTTTAATCAAGTATCTAATCTTACTCAGTAGGTTGTCACTATCCATCGATCCGAAGTGGTCGTAGGTATAGAACTTACCGTTACCTACTGTCTCTTCAAATGCAGGTAACAAAGCTTCTTGTTCTACCTCATCCTCTTCTAAGTGTAACGGTTTGTTCAAGTGAATACCCATGATACCAAGACAAGTACGCCTGACGGATTCCTCCAACGCTATATAACCTACCGTCTCGCCAAGACCCAGTAGATGATGAGCTATCTCACGACAGAACAGAGACTTTCCTATTCCACTGCCCGCGCATACCGTAACTAATTCTCCTAGTCTCATGCCGTGGGTTAACTCATTCAAGCTGAAGTAAGGATACGGTACTGCTTTGTGTTCATCGCGATTGCTCACTAAATCCCACAACTCTTTACCGTTTACTATTCCGTCAGGTCGGTACTCTCTTGCATCATATAAACAACTGATCAAGTCCTTCGACTTACCACTGGTTAACATATCATTCGGGTCTTTCAGTGGTAGTTCTGCTATGTATCCCTTACCAGGAGTGAGGAGTGCTGCACATTCAGCTGCCCCTTTCCTTCCGACATCATCCATATCAAAACAGAAGACTACTTTCTCGTACCGTTCTAACCAATCGATAGCTTGTGCTACATATTTTTTTGCAGCTCCTGCACCATTAGGTACGGACACTACAGGCCACTTGTTATCCATAGCTTGACTGACACTGAGTGCATCGATCTCTCCTTCAGTGACAACCACTCGTCGTCCACCGTCTCGCCACAGGTGCTGACCGTACAATCCCATCAGCTCACCCTTCACTGCGAACTTCTTATCTGCTCGCCTGATCTTCTGACCTACAGGTTTACCGTCTCGTGTCTTATAGTTAGCTATCTGTACCCACTCACCTTGGTTCTTACCTACCCAGTATCCCCACTTCCGACACGTTTCTTCTGTCAAGTTTCGACGTGCTATAGCTTGTGGTTCTCCGTTAATGAAGCTTGTTGGTGTCGGTGTCGTAGTCATACGTTGTCCTCCACTTCGTCCACTATGATCTTGGCAACTGAAACAATAGGAGCTTCCGTCATCGTTGAAGGCTCGTGCATCACTTGACCCACACTTGTCACAGGGTTGATGTGCTTGGATGATAGCCATGATTTAGGTATAACTTTGTTTGCATATTTAATTCCTTTCTTTTCGCACCAATGAGCGTAGGATGTTGAGCTTCCTTTTCGTATCTTGTTAGCTGCATTCATGAACACCATTCTTATATCAAGGTGTGGATGTTGCTCGCGGATTAACAGATGTTTTGTCCTGTCCTCCGTGACCCATAACCCCTTGGCTTCAATGATGATGCCGTTAGGGAGTATGAAGTCAGGAGTGTAAGTCGATACTTTTTTATACTCAAGTTGTAATGTCTCGTATTGAAACTCAACACCACTACGCTGTAATTGATTTGCTAGTTTAGCTTCGAATCCAGAACGATAATTAGAAGTTCGCTTTGACGGTCTCTTCTTCTTCGCTTGTCTCTTCGGCATCGAATACTTGGTCAAGGGTTTCACCGCCATTTGCTACGTATCCTTCTTCACTGGTCAACCCGAAAGACTCAG